CTTTTTTGGTTTAGGTTGTTTATCAGCCCGCTGCGCCGCCCGCTCCGCGTGAGATAACTTTTGAGCGTGAATTTGCCCGCCATGAGCTAGCTTCTGGTTATGAACCTGCCCGCCATGAGCCATTTTCTGACCGTGGGCTTGTTGCTGCTGCATCATGGCTTGCTGCTGTTGAGCTTGTGCTTGCTGCAACTCCATCTGCTTGGCTGCCATCTCCAGCGCGTGCATTTCTTGGGCTTGAGAAATCTCCATCTGCAGACGCTGTGCAGCCATCGCTGGGTCTTCACCAATCTTGGCCGCGCTTTCTTGCGCCTTGAGTGACAACTCCTCGGCTTTCATCTGCAAGTCACCCTTGACCTTGAGCGCCTTGATGTCAGCTTCCTGTTTCTTAATCTGCAGTTCAGCTTGTTGCATCTGAATGACCGGGTCTTGCGCTTGCTGCATCGCTTGCTGCTGAGCAGCTTTGGCCTTGTCCATTGCAAGAAGTTGGACCGACGCTTGAGCCACAAGCTTAGATACCTGCACTTCAACTTGCGGGTCGAGTTGTGCATCTGGCTCGGGCAGTGTCGCACCCAACTGCTCTTGTATCTTCTGGCGATACGAGAACGCTAAGTGTTCCGCAACGTGCGCCATGATCGCAGCCTGCATCTGCTGAGCCATCGGGTTTTGACCCAACTGGCTCATAATGACTGGGTCCTGCATCATGCTTGTATGCACAGCAATGTGCGCATCGTGATCTTGGTGGATGTACGCCTTTGTAGGTTTGCCAGTAAGGAACGACATGTTCTCCGACACGGGATCGCGCGGCGTCATATCATCTTCAGTCGGCACCAGCTTCTCTGCATTCTTAATACCCAACACCTCAATCATCTGGCGGTGCAAGACGGGCAAGTTGTAAATCTGCGGAGCACCTTGCGCCAGCTGGATTACAGCCTGATACTGCATGATCCTCTGCGCCATCGTTGCACTGTTAGGATCACTGACTGGAATCACAGACACCATGTCGTAGTCTGCTTGCTTTGCTTTTCTATCACCTTCAACCGGGTCGAAGCTGTACTCAGGTGGTGTGTGATCACGGATGATGTCACGCAGAAGCTGGAACTCCTGCTTCATTGAGTAATGCACGCGAGCTTGCACCGCAGACATTGTTTTGAGCTGTCTTTCTAACAACGCAAGCGTTGTACCCACGGGCGCGTTCGCACTCATGTCGCTGATGTTCATATCCGCGATAGAACCCAGACGACGACCTTCTTCGGTGATCTTCTCTAAGAGGCCCGCAAGAACTTGTGATGGTTCTTTGTACGGCAGCGGCATGATGTTGTCACGCACTGAGCCCGACGGAATGTCTACATCACGAAACTCACCGGGGTTTATCGGCGTGTCGTCACCCTTGATACGCAAGCCCCGTGCTTTCAAGCCACCCGGCAAGTTACTTAGCGTACCCGCATCTACTAACTGACGGATTAGAGACGTGCCCGCGCGGGCGTAGCCACCAATCAAATGAATCAAACCTAGACCATATGCACCAAAGCCCGGTACATATGTGTACTGCACAAAGTGATTACGCTTTAATTTGCGCTTATCATCTTGCTCCCAGTTGCGGCGGATCGCCAACACTTTGCTCGTACCGCGCTCAATAGTGATCACATATGGCAGTGCAATCTCATCTTCGTCTTCATAACCGGGCAAATCATAGTCAACGTGAATCTCTAAGACCTGATAGCGATCATCATCTGATAGTGAGTAGCCCTGATCTTCTGCTTTTTTCTTCTCCACATCTGTGTGGAACGCCATCGGTTCGCCTAAGTCTTCATCACGATAGAAACCTGCAACCTGCAGCTTCTTCATATCGTTTTTAGTCTTGCGCATCACATGAGTTAAGCGCTCTGCTGTCGCAGCACTCGACGCACCATAAGGAATGATGATGTCTTCAGCAGGAATAAACATCGCTATCTGACGACCAAGCGACGGATCAAAATATACTTTCTTGAACGCCGCGCCCGCTAAACCTAAGTTATACAACATGCGTTCGTGCTCTGGGCGATACTCAGTCATCACCTCAGTGAGCTGATAGTTCATATCATCTCGAACACGCTCCGCCGCCTGCTCTTTAAGCTTGTCAATCGCACCAACAATTTCCGTTTTGACCGGTCCTTGAGCAGGAAACGTCTCAATGATAGTCTCGCTCTGGAATCGAACCGCTGCCTCTGTAAGGACAGTGGAAAACACTCCACAAGCCCCATTCCAAGGCTCTGTTCTTTCCTCATATTTCATCCCCAAAACGTCTAAACCTTTGACGTACATCTCCACCCAATCTTTACGACCAGCAATGTCCGCGTCCACCAGCTCAATAAGATCACTTGCTATTTTTGCGAGCTCGCTTTCTTTCATCTCTTCCGCAAGGTTGGCATCAAAGTTTTCTTCCTCATTCTCGGGCATTAAATCAATCTCAACACCGTCAATGCCGACCAGCACGCCTTCAGGATTCTCAATCTGAATCTCAATGCCGGGGCCTTCCTCAATATCTTCAGGAAGTGCAGTCAAACCCAATGGGGCTTGATTAATAGAAGGAAACATATTGGTAGCCATTTAAAGTCCTTAATAGTACGCAGCTCGTCGGCTGGACTTGAATAATTTAATTTCTTCAGGTTCATCGCTTGGTAAACGAAGAAAACCGCCTTGTCGGAAACGCATCAATGCAAGTGTGGTCGCATCCACCAAGTCGTCATGCTCGCCCGACGGAAACGCCGCGATCTCGTCAACCAATTCTTCAGCCCAACGAGTTCGTGGTATCCACACTTTTCCAGACGCAATTATGTCTGATACTGAGTTTAAGCGGGCAATTTTGTCCTGACCCCGACTCGGTGTGTACTCTTGCACGGGAATACCCATCGCACGCAACTCATATATTAGTGGCGCACCGGTTGCTTTCTTTTCGATCAACATCCCATCAGGCTCCCACTCCTCATAAGACTCAAACACATCTTTTTTCAGCTCAACCCATTCAACACGTTTCTTATACACATCTAACAAGATAATATTAGCCGTCGAGTTATCCTCATCATTGATGAATATCCCCCACGTCGTGCCCGCTGAATAATCAGCCCGCTGAGTTTTCTCAAACGCCGTATCCCATGTCTGCAATATGTAGTCGCACTGTGGTGGTTTCTCTAACTCCCACCATTTCCACCAGTCCCGCTTAATAATCGCTGACTCATTACCTACCGGGTTCTGCTGATACTGTGCCTGCCACTTGGCGTTGGGCAATTCTTCACGGAGTGCTGTTAATTCACCCAAAGACCAAAACTCTGGCCATAAGGGTTTACCCGAGGGCATGATGGCAGGAAACTCAATCACCTCCCACTGCTCACCACCGCGGGCAGCGGCAGCTTTAAGCACCTGACCTGTCAAATCCCGCTGTGCCCACCGTGTCATCACGATCACGATTGCCCCGCCCGGCTGCAGACGCTGACGCGGACCTGATGTATACCACTCCGTCACCTTATCAAACACATCTGGGTTGCTGGCGGCGAGCGCGGCTTCCTGTTCTGAGTGCGGATCGTCAATAATCAGCAAGTTTGCACCCTTACCGGTCACCGTACCACCCACACCGATCGCAAAATAGTCACCACCACGGCTGGTATTCCACCTTCCGGCGGCTTTTGAGTCCTGCTGGAGCTGCAAATCGGGAAAAATGTCTTTATATTTCTCAGAATCGACCAAATTTCGCACTTTTCGACCAAATCCAACCGCTAATTCACCCGTATTTGAGCTTTGGATGACTTTTTTATTAGGATATTTACCTAGAAACCACGCTGGCAGCAGGTAACTTGCGAATTCTGACTTTGTATGACGTGGTGGCATGTTAATAATGAGGCGTTTGCACTCCCCACGAGCCACTCGCTCAAACGCATTGGCCATAATTTTGTGGTGCCGACCCGAAATGAACTCCGGCCACACCCTATTTACAAACCCCATGAACGTATCTTGGGCAACTTGCTTCTCAAGAACCTTTTCACGGCGGGCAAGGTCTTCAAATATCTGCGTTTTCTGATACGGGGACAGCTTATCCAGATTCGCAAGCAGTGCTTGGAACTCTGGGTCTAGCTTTTCCAAGTCATCAGGCATCTGTTTCGTTCTCATCTTCTGGCGTCACATCTTCCAGCACTTCTAACTTGTCGGGGCCAAACTCTTTGTCTATGTCTATATTGATAGACGGCACATCAATCGCGTTCAGCTTCATCATCTTACGAATCTTGTCTTTGATTGCCTCGTCGATGTCTGCAACATTGTTGTACGTCACAGTAATCTCAGTCTTCTCAGAGAACAGACCGACGTCGCTGATCTTACCCAGCATCTCGGTTGCTTTTATTTCGATTCGGGGGTCGCCGCATCCGGCAAGGTCGAGCAGCTTGTTGGTCACAACCAAGCGAAGCTCTGCAGCATCTGCAACGATGGGGTTGTTGTATTCTCGCAACATCTCCCCAATCCGCTGGGCTACAGGCAGTGACTGCACCTTGGCAATAGAATGTTGAACTTTTTCTGGGTGGATTCTGGGCCTGCCGCGTTTTGGCTTTTCGGCCATGGCATCTTCATACTGCTGTTTGGCAAGTTCTGAAAAATCAGAGAACACCTCGCCCGCCGCAGCTTCGGTTTCGGGCGTCTCTTCAATCACTGCACCTAGCCCCTTGATGAAAGCGGCGGTGTTAGCAGCTAACTGCATGTTCTCACGCAGTGTCGTGGGTTCTTCCGAATCC